CTCACGTTGAGATTAACTACACTCTGTGTGAGCGTCATGTACTTACTCGGCGAATCACCATCGTTGCCGTCATTCACACCGATTTGTAACTGACCCTCTTCGTTATTAGAACCGCTGTTGTGTGTAGCCTTGAGCCACGCGAGCGTGGTGACTTCTTCCGTTGATTGAGTCCCCTTAAACGCGAGGATGCCTGTTCGCTCCAGATGGCTGTCAGTCGCCGTTGTGTTGGTGATTGTCAGTGTAGGGGCTGTATTCTCGATCTCGACCGCTGCACCGCCGCCACCCAAGATAACCTTGGGGGCAGAATCGCTCGTATCAATCTCCAAATAGTCGAGACCATCGGAGCTTTCTATGAGGACGGATGGGTCAAGGTTGTCGTCGATTTCGGAGGTGCCAGCTACGCCGCCGCCTTGAACTGCATCATTAAAACCTGACATCACAGACTCCCGAAAAGAACGGTCACATCCGCTTTGTCACCAGAGGCTGCACTGGCTCCAGTTAAAGCTCTGATGCGAACATGAGTGAAGTTAATAGACAGGTTGACACTGAACACCCCGGTCGCCGCGAGGGCCTTCGAATACGTTGCATCTGACAGCGTCTGCGTACCGCTCGAAATGGCAGAGGTCTGCACCTTGGCCCAAGTGGTGCCTTCGTCAATGCTCCCCTCTACATTGAAGGTGAGAGCAGTCGAGGACGCTCGTGCATGTTGATTGACGACAATGGTCATCTGGTTCATGCCACGACAGCTCAGTGTGTTGCTGTTGTTAGATGCGTTCAGGAGAACGTCATCCATCCCAACGTCGGTTTCATTTCGAAAATGCTGAAGAGTCGTTCGGGCCATCATGCAATCCTTTGCTGTCGTTCTTGGCTTGGGGTAAGAGCCGCTTCACTGCGACCTCGAGTTGCGCTTGCTGCGTCGCCGATTGGTTGTGCTTGCTGATTGAACATACCCTGCATTCCCATCACAAACGGCGCTTGCCGTGTTGGTTCAACGTAACTTCCAAGGAAAGTCGCAGCGACATTCCTTACATCGTATGCTGGCGGTTCTTTTCTTTCAGACATGCTGGTGAGCAAGTCTTCGGCGCAGGATTGATAAAGGTTGGGGTGGCAGGTCTGGAGTGCCACAACCTCATCTTTTGTTAGTGTACGATCCGCCAGGGCGTTCTGCAACGACGTAAGTGGTCTCTCAACCATCTCTACCTTCCGCTGGAATGCAAACAACTGAGAGTCAGCAGGGATAAATTCACGCCGAGAAAGCGATGTAAGCCCTGCCTGAGGGGCCCTAGGCATTTCCTGATGTATGTAGTCCAGCGAATTAGAAAGCTGCATCTGAAGGGCCTGAGCAGTGTCTGGCATCACCTTCTCAATGGTGGAGACAGCTTCCCCTAAGATCTTCATTTTCATCTGTGGATTCGTTTGAATCTCGTTCAGTCGTGATGTTGCCTTGGTGAACTCACTGGTCTCTGTGCGCTCAAATATCTCGTGAAAGTCAGCGAGGTGAGCGAGTGACCCAAGAAGCGCTGCGAAGGTGGACTCTTTCCTGTCGACGGTGGCTCTCTTTAGTTTGTCGTTTACGAAGTCCGCTAGAATCTCGGCTCGGTTTTTCTGATACTCAGCAATCATGTCGTGAGCATCGAGGAGCATCAAGAAGCGGCGCTGGGGGTTGGCCGAGTTGCGCATGGTCTTGATGAGAGTCGTGAATCCTAGAGTCGAGAGGGCAGCACCTTGCCATCCTGCTGCAGCAAAACCTGCCAGGCCCAAAGGTGAGCTCGTCCCAGTCTGCTGGAGATTGGCGACAGCTCCTTCGATATCAGCAGGTAATGTTGGTCGGTAGACTTCAGGTCGAGGGATGAGACCCTTGGTGTCTTCGAGGTATTGGATAGCCTCATTCTTAGACGCCACTCGTCGTGCGCTTTGCTGGGCATCTGCTCTCGAAACTCGCTCAGCTTCTCGTAGCTGTTGTTCAACATCCGTCAGGAAAGCCTCGTTAGCATCAACCTCTGGACGACGCTGCCCCTGAAGCTCACGCAGTTCCGTCTCCATCTTGCGCCTGTGCTCAGTCTCACCCAGAAGCTCTTGCTTATGCATGTGATCTAAATCATCAAGCCGAGTTTGCCCTATTTGAAGTTCCAGTAGCTGCTCGTCAGCATGCAGTTGTTGCTCTGGTATATCGGCATCCCGAAACTGCCGCAGCGCTTCAATGTTCGCATCCTCAGCGCTAAGGACTGGGTGACTGTATTTGCCACCACTCATCTGCTGGATGTAGCCTATCTGGTCTTGGATATCGCCGACCTGTTTTTCGCCGTAGCGAACACCAGTCATGCGAGCCTGGAACGTCTCCAGCAACTCCTTGTCCATAAGGCCTGCATTGTTGGCCACATCAAAGAGATGCTCCGAGGCGTCCTGGTAATGCTTCAGGGCATCTTGAGCAGCTCGGTTCTTCGGGTTGCGAATGGTCTCGAAGAACTTCTGAGCGCGGTGACTACTGAACAGCTTGACGTTATCAATCTCATCCGCACCCAAGAAGTGGCGGGAGAAGTTGTTGTCTGCGTCAATCCAGTTGTCGAATGCTTTATTAATGCTGCCAATGTCCTTTGCAGCTTTGCCGAAGGCCTTGTGCTCTTGGAGTTGCTTAACACCAACCCATGCTTCTTTGAGCACTTTCTGTGTGGCGAAATCGAGTGCCCCGTCTGCATGTTTAGAAAACACGACGTCACCAAGTGACTTCCTCATGTTGTCGAGCGCTTCGAAGAGTTCTTGCTTAAGAAGCCTGTCTTCCTTTGAGCCGTGACCTATCGCTGCCTTCAGAAGGTCGACCAGTTCCTTCTGGTTAGGTCCTTCTTTGCTTGAGCTTAGGAATGAAGCATCCAGTGCCTCGTCTACAGACTGGCTTGCCTGTTTTGGTGCTGGTCCTGGGGCCTTCTTTGCAGTGGCCTTGGTTGCACCTAGGACCTTTCCTGAGATTGCATCCTCAAGAATCTTGAGAGCCTTGAGAACCTTCTTCTCATCTGCATCAATGACAAGGTTGGTGAGGTCACGCCCCTCCATGCCTTCCCGTACAGTCTTGAGCATCTTAAATGCCGCGTTGACTACATCTGTCGCAAACTCGCCCTCATTGGCACCGGCTTCGATTGACTGCTTCAGTTGGCTTATCTTGTTGGAGCCTCGTGCGAGCTCACGTCCTTGATTCACCGTATCACGCAGGTCACTAAGCTCAGCCGCAGCGTTTTCAGAGTCTCTAAAGAGCCCTTCAGTATAAGTGTCCTTTGATGCGCCTAGCTCATCACTGAGGTCTTTACGAAAACCATCAACAGTCTTCTGAGACTCCTTGTGGTTGAACTCTAGGTGGTTGATCTCCAACTCGAGTTCGTGTCTCGCCTCCTTGTACTGCTCCCGAATCGTTTTGAGATTGAAGTTTTGCGCAGAGATTAAATCTTTCTCAGCGCTGACATCCTTAAGTTCTTGCTTGCGTAAGGTCAGGTCTTCCCGCTGGTCTTTAAGGGCCTGCAGGTTTGGGCCAACATCAGCTAACCGTAGTTCCTCTTCGTTTTGCAGCTTCTTGAGCTGCTGCCTCTTTTTGTCGATGAGGATCCCGAGGTCATTGTGGCGATTGATGTAGTCGACCGCTTCGACGTCTGTGCTGCGGCGAACTGCTGCTTGTTCAGCCGTGAAACGAACCCGTTTGAGAGCTTCTTCGTAGGGGATGCCTTCTTGGCGAGCCAGCGTTGTGGCTGCTTCTTTCATCCCGCGACCAGGGACCTCACCAGCTCCTCCGGCCAGAAAAGACCAAGCACGACGGAAACTCTCGGTAGCCTTCTCTCTGGCAGGAAGGGACATAGCGTACATGCCTGGCAGAGCAGCGTTGATGCCACCCCCAAGCACAAAGGATAGACCCACGTTCCCAGCGAAGCTCTCTGCTGTGATGTTCGGGTTACCCAGCATTGCTTCAGAGACTTGGTCAGCGGCTGTGTAGGTTGCCGCATCGAGACCACCCTCGACGACATGGCCGAGAGCTTTCGCTCCATACTTGCCACCAAGAGTCGTAGCTTCCCGGCCCGCTAACTGAGCAAGAGCGCCACCAGCCTTTGAAGCTCCACGAGCGATGGCGGCACCGGGTGCTGCGACTGCAAGGGCAGCGCGGGTTGTTGCTTGAGCCCCTGACGCAGCTCCGGCTGTACCCACAAGGCTACCGAGAAGCCCGAGCACATCACCCGTGTAGTAAGCCCCGGTCTGGTATTCCCTAACGGCATCTATTGTCTCTTTATCGACCACCCCAGACTTCACAAGAAGCGGGTTAATCATAGGTGTAAAGACACCTTGAGCTGCACCTAGTCCAAGCGCTAGTGCAGTGTTACCCCAGCCCTGGCCATACTCTTCCTTAAGCTCATCCTGCCGTCGTTCTTGTGCCCCAACAAAACGAGCCCCCATTTTGAAGGCCTTCTGGGCATACTCCGCCTCAATCTCAAACTTCTTCCCGTCAGGCAGAGCAATAGGAACCTTTTGACCACTGGCAAAACCGAACCCGCCTGAGAGGATTCTCTTCTGAACCTCTTCGTCATCGAATTCCTGGTAGGCCTGAGCCTGTGCGTTCCAAAGTCTTGCCATTGGTTACTCTTTCGGTCCTACGATAGCCTTGAGGTGGTCACCAGCCTTGATTCCTAGTCCATCAGTTAACTGAGTCATGAAATTAATTGAGCCACCCGCCTCTAGTCGGATGTCACCAAAGCGCTCTACAAAAAGAGCCTGCTCTCTCGTGCTCATCACATCGACTGCTGCCGCCATCATCACATCGATTTCTCTTTCGACCTGTGCAAGGCGTGTTACCTTGGTTTCTGCGGTATTGAAGTATCCGCCCAAGCGTTTAGCCACTTGCTCGCGCTCATCTTCGGTGGCTGTCACACCCGAGTAAGTTCGAACGATTTGAGCCGCCAGGCCTTTAAGCTGCTCTTGGTATTGCTCAGACAAGTTGTGCCATGGGACGAGACCTCCCATCATATTTGTCTTAGGAGCCATCTCTTTTAGACCAGCAATCATTCGCTTTGCCATCCGCGCACCCATGAGCTTTTCTTGAATTGCGGGTCTAAATTCAGCCAGCCCTGCCTTAGATGCAGCAGCTCGTCTTTGGGCTTCGAGTTGCGAATTGAAGGTGTAGGATGCAAACTCGGCATTCATCTTAATGCCTTGGTACTTGCTCTTGTTGTCGGCTCTTTGTTTCTGAAAAGCTGCTCGAAGCTTGGTTACCCGCGCATCAGAAGAGTTGATTCCGAACTTTGTCTCAACCTGCGCCAGCTTGGTGTCCAACTGGGCATAGGCGATGTCGTAAATCATGGCTTCAACCGTTCTCCGGTCTTGGAACTCAGACATCAGCATCGAGTATTCGTTTTGCTTTGTTTGAACCCCGAACTTGAGGTTCTCAATGTCCGCTCGCTGTGCGGCGATGTCGTTGGCGATTGCAGAGTCAATGATTTGCAGGGCGGCGTTTTGTGTGCCGGTCAAGGTGGCCCCAAACTGACCTAGGCCAACAGCCAGTGCTGAAGCCATTTTACTCATCGTATTGGGGAACAGTCGTTTTGGGTCAATGGTGGCATCCATCACCATTTCATTGGCACGATCAATCTCAGCACGCGCCGCTTCCATCGTGTCCTGTCGCAGCGTTTCCATCTTTCGAAAAGACTCAGCCTCGCCAGCACGCTTTGTTGCAAGTTCCTCCTGAAGACGAAGCTTGTCTTGGTCAAACGCTTGGCGCTGCTTTTGAATCTCTTGGTCTGCTTCAAACTCAGTCTTTGCTGCCGTTTGGTATGCCTTTAAGACGTTGTTGAGAATCCTCATGTTCTCAGGAGTCGGGTCTATTCGTCCCTCTGAATCCACATAGAGGGGTTGTACAATCTCTGCTTCGTCAGCGCCGCTCATATCACCCGATAAAGGGGTAACCTCAGGGGGTGGCAAAGGTGCCGGATTCATGCTCATTCCGCCCGGACCATCCATGGTCGATCGGTCTGCATAGATTCCAACCTGCTCCTGACGTTCTTCCTCGACCTCCCTTTGGACCTCAGCCTCTTCAATTTCTAACGCGCTTAAATGGTCTTCAATGACATCAGGTTGCTCTAAGGTCATCCCTGGAACCGCATGTCGGCGCGAGAGTTCGTTTTGAATTTTCTGATCTCGCTGCATCGCAGTGTCCGGCAATACGTACCGCAACTGCTCCAGTGTCGGCATCGAATAAAAGCCGCTATCATCTTGCGTGCTATCAGCCATCAAATTCTCCTAGCTAAACAAATCGTCAAAGAGGCCACCAGCGATGCCGCCGCTCATAATCGTTGCTGCTGTGCTCAAAAAGGTGCCAAACAAATTGGTTTTAGCTTGCTCGTCTGCTTGTCGTGCAGCCTGTTGCTGACCTTCGTAGGTCATCGTTAAACCGCGTTTCTCTGCTTCCTTAGAAGCTCGTAACTTCGTCGCGCCAGAGGCTGCCTCAAGACGCTTTTGTTGGCCGACGATGTCAGCCTGCTGCATGCCAGCCTTTCGAACATCGTGAGCTTGCTGTGCTGCCTGGGCAAATGTTCCTGCACCGCTCACACCACGACGGAGCTTTGAGATACCCATGACACCCGCACCGGCTTTACCGGCCATGTCACGAGCTTGTGTCTCGGCGAAGCTCATTGTTTCGCCTGACGCTATGTCATCAAGCTCCTGTAGTTGCTGCAAGGTATGTTCGTCGTAGGGGTTGGTAAACCTATCGCGTCTCTGCTCTCCTGCTTCCCTGGCAATCCTATTGAGTGCTGCGGCGCCGCTGACCCCGAAAGGGCTTGTCATTCTCTCTTCAAATTCTTCCATTAGAAAAACTTCTTTCTGCGGCGTTCTTTGAGTCGAAGCAGTTGAGGGGGTTCAATCGCGGAGTCGTTGTGCGACGGAAAGTCGGGCTCATGACGACCACGGCTACCTGTTCGGTTGAGGGGCTGTTGTTCCATTCTTTGTGACAAACCTGGGTCAGTTTTTAATCGCTGGCTTCGACCTAGTTCCTCTAAGTTGGAAGTCGTAGACTGCACGCCTCTTAAGTCTGGCTCATCAAGAGTAAATTGCTTACCACCAGCTACATCAGTGGAGAGTGTCTTGAGGCCCTGTAAATCAGGATTGTCGCCAGGGTCAGCAAGCTTATCGCCCTCAAATGCCTTGTCGCCCGTTTTAGAGTCTCCGGAATCAAACTCAAACAACCCGTTGCGAACACCCTCAGCAATTGTTGCCCCAGCCGCCGAGACAGCAGCACCGACGTATTGCCGGAACATGTTTCGGTCAAACTGCTCCTGATTGATTCTTAAGCCTTCCATCCCGAGGTCAAACTTGCGCTCGGCTGCGCCTGCTACGCTTAGCGACTGAAGCTTTGTCTCACGAGCTGCAGATTCCTGCTGAGCTACCGCCGCAATTCTCGACTGAATCATTTTTTTAGCCATGGCGCGGAGTGCATTTGGATTAATGCCAACCCGCTTACCGTAGGCACGAGAGACGCCAATGAGATATTCGTCGAGCATTGCAGCGCTGGCGGCATCATTGGCAGCCAAGGCAGTGTCGATGCGGTCGAAACCTGCTTGCAGCATTCCGAGAGAGCTTGGTAGTTCTTCAGCCATCAGATGGTGTCTCCCTTCGGAAGCTTGAATGATGTTGGTCGTAGACCCACTTCAAGAGCCAGCCCTGAAAGCTTAAAGAGCCCATTGGACTGAGCGGATGAGCTATTGGGAGCTATCGTGTGTTTTATTTTCATCGCCCGGCACTTCTGGCGTTTCACTGGCAGCCGGTAGCGGTCTTTCGTTGTCAACGCGCTCGCGGTTTTAGTCTGGCTGTGGGATGAGCTCGCGTCGTGGTCCACCGTCATCTCAACTGTGATGTCGTGGTCGCCAAGATAATCGCCTGCAAACATCACCCGATAAACCCGCTGCGCTCCTTGCAGGTTGTTCAGGTAGATAGACGGTGTCTCAATGATGGTCGAGAACTTGTCATAAGTCGGGGAAGCGCCTTCGGAGACATCCCAGTACGAACCCGTATCTTCTTTCCAGAAGCCTACGTCGCTACCTGCCGCAGATTGACGCTGAGTCGCACCGTCCCAATATTGGCCGTAGGTGGCACGAGCCTGGTGGAGAACACCGTCAACGACATGGATCCCACTGTTGTAGCCCATCACGCTAGCCGTATGGGTGTAGACGCTCCAGGCATTGAAGAAGTAGTTGTAGACTAGAATCTTCGAGTAGCCTGCGTAATCAGCACCACCAGCCAATGGCTCGCCCATAGCAATGTAGAGTTCGTGTCGTGAGTCATTCGCCGCAGCCGCAATTGCCCGGTAGGTCGTCAGGTCCTCAACGTTAGAGCCGATGTAGCTGACCTTCATATCTCGGCCAATCATGTATAAGCCTCTAGAAGACTGATAGACGCATCCTGCGGGGATAACGGCATGGATTGTTCCATCTACCGCTCCTTGGCCCGCTATGAGCAACCTAGGCTCTGTCAGGGTCGATCCTGAGCCATCAGGGGCAGGCCCTTCGCCCGCAATGGCAAATACGTTTTCGTTCGTAAAGACGAGGAGGTGATCTCCGTTGGACTCTAAGCCACGAACAAACTCGCTTCCTCCTTCAACCTCTCTGAACTGAAAGCTCCCACGAGCATAGGGCTCAGGAGAGAGACCACGAGCCGTTGGCTTGCAGACGTGAACCCGATGGTTCGAGGTCGAGAGAAACACGCGGTTTTGATGCACTGCGATATCGGTGATGCTTCCAAGGTTTTCACTTGGAGCTTCAGCGTTGGTATAGAGCACCTCGTGAGTCAAGTGAGGGTTGTGCTTATCGTAGATGTCAGCGTCAGAGTTCAGGTCAATCAGGTCAGACGAGAGGTTATCGAAGTCATTTCGGATATCCGCAACCCGAAACGAAACGACTTGGCCCTTTAGGCTCCGGTAGAGGACAAGCCTTACCTGCTCGTTTTCAAACATCCGCATTGAATGCTGATAGTTGTAGACCGCGACCTTGGTCCAACCGTCGCTCGCGCCACCACTGCTTTCAGTCGTTGTGACATCAACCGGGTCACTTGGCGCAGATCGATGCAAGTTGCCTGCTTTGTCAATGTACTCATACACCGCTCTGTACGTGTAACTGCCTGGCTCGATGCGCCCTGCAACACCAAAGGTTGACTCTGTCCCCGTGCCTCCAAGCACCGTTCTTATCTGAGGGCGACGAAGAAAGCCGTTCTCCATTGTGCGGTATCCGTCATAGGTCATGAGGAATCCGCCACCAATCAGAAGGTGGTTGTTGTGGTAAACGGAGGGTAGCCGTCGTTTTGGTTCGTGCTCTACCTTGAGTAGGCTGGCGTTGAACGATGGGAAGCCTGTTTGAAGGTTTGCTCCAAGGTAGGAGCTGGAACCAATAATGCGTTGAGAGCCAACCCGTCCCGTAATCGGGCGAGTCGGGCTATGAACAAAGTTGGTTGCGCGGTTAAAAATTTGACCACCAGCCAATGTGTAGCGAGCTGTAAACCAGTTTGAAAAATGCGTATGGGACACATCGCCAGCCGGGGTGCTGGCCACAGGAATCATATGCTCCCTTGAGTACGTGTTCCCTTCCTCGTTTAAGTCATCTCGCACGACATAGTTACAACCAGCAGAAAAATCGCTGCCCAAATATCCACTTAGCGATTCTGCAATCACAAAATAGATGCTGGGCTTGGTTGTCGTGGACTCATAACTCCAAGGATGGGAGACGATGGTTGTGTTGAATGAAATCGGCTTGAAGTCAGTCCTTGCCCCGTCGCTGATTTGCAGTCGACAGGTTCGGGTAGTTGTTGCGTTTGGTAAGGTACCAGAGGACTGGTAAGCCACTGTCGTGAAGTACACACGAATATGAGTCTCATCACCGCTAGCTACGGGCTCCAGGCATGCACCTGCATTGAGCAGAGCCTCGTCTCCATTTGCATCACCATTGGCCAAAGCGACAATTGCTGTACCACTTGAGTTTGAATAGTCGAGAATATGACATCGAGTCTTTCTCGTGCCGCCCGAAACATAGGGCAACATGAGAACAATTCTGTCCTTGGAGTCGTCAGAGCCAGATTTAAATGCCCGAACCATGCACCCATAGGCGTAGCCGTTGTACTGTGAATAGGCCTCCGCTATGGCAGGATCCGCAGCACTCCCTAGAGCCAAAGTACCCATGCCCGTATTCGAAAGCGCTCCCGAGGAAGTATCAAAGAAGCGCTCATGCACACTCCAAGGAAATGAGCCGGATGTGCTGTGAAACAGAATCAAGAACCGCTCTGTCTGACCACTGCCCTTTGTGACTTTCTCCACGTCCCATATCGCATACTCGCTAAGCGTTGCGTAGCTGCCGCTGGATGGCAAAAAGCTGCTTAGATTCTTCGTGCTTGCGACATTGATGCTGCGGTATCGAAGCAGGACACTGTCAGGGCTGTCTCCGGCATGAACATGGGTGTAGAAGATGACGAAGTACGTGCCTGATGAGCGAACCTGGATGCGCGGGTGAAGGTAAAGCCTTTGGTCTGCGTTGCCTTCAGAAACAGTCGTGTCGACTATCGTGTACTGGGTGACTAGCTGTCGGTCACCAACGCATTGCTCCGTCGCAGCATCATAGAGTTGTGCGTAAGCACTGTAGGTTACCGACTTGCGATCAGCCGACCCTGTGATGTTCTGCAGTGTCGAGTCACACTCGTAGTAGACGACGCAATACCAGTCCCCGTACGTCGCATGCGTCAGATAGGCAATGTCGGCACCACTCTGCAGTACAGACTGGTTATTCGAGAGAGGTAAGCTCTCGCAGGTGACACCATCCGCTACACCTTTTCGAGCAAACGAGTTGTTGCCGCGCTGGGCATGCACTCGGTTGCCGTCAAAGATAAGCTTCTCACCCTTGTAGACAGCACTGGCTTTCGCACATTCAAGGCTGGTCTGGCCAGACATGCTCGTTAGAAACTCGTCGTCTACGGTGTTCGAAACATCAGAGTTGCTCATCAGCGGGGTGAAGCCATAGCGACGTCTAATTTCGCCAGCTTTCTCGAACCGACCGTTCTGGACGTCAGCGAGTTCAGGCGCATTCAGCACACGGTCAGAAACCTTTTGGTTTAAGCCTTTCTCGAATGCGAGCGACACCATTTGCTTCTCAAGCGCCATTAAAACACCCACACAGTCGCGGTTACTGTCCCATCGGACTTGAGGAAGATATGCTCTTCGTCAGCTAAGCTAGACTCGAAGACGTGCTGCGCAGCATTCTTTCTGATGACAAGCAGGCCTTTTGGAGTCCGACCAAGGCCGTGGGCTACAGTCGTTTCTGTAGTGCTTAAATCGAGGTCAATAATCCGTTTACCGTCCGCAAGAGGATTGCGCTCCAGCCTACTCAGGCTCAGCTCTGCCTGGCTAAATGCCCACCTAATCGTGTCATCATTTATCACATTCGGTAGAAGCGCCATCTCAACTCCTAACGAAAGAGAACGTCGTGATAAAATTCAGTACCGTTGCCGACATCAATTATGGACTTAGATTCTCCAGCATCTCGACGCCGGGAAGCTTGCTCGATTCGAACCTTTAGTCGCTCCAGATTTGATGCCTCAAAGCGCAGGTCACTCTCTTCTTTTGCCTTCACCTGAATCACAGCGAACGTCACTGCGTAGTCTTCATAACCAGGAGGTATGCCAGTCACCGTGTCCTCGACATCGCTGAACTGCGGGCCGGTCGGCACGTACCAGAGCTTAATAGTTCCCGCTGGTGGCGAGTCTTCTGGGATGACCTTAAACTCGTCGCCCACAAGCTGGTACATCATCGAGTTGTGACCCGCAGCACTCCCAAGAGGAGACTGGTAGGTGTTTCGATGCTGAAACTCGTAGGGCAAAACTCGAGTTGCGTGACTTGTCCCACTGGACGTGAAGTCTACGCCAATCAGCTTATAGAAATCATCAGGCAGACTGAAAGCAGTCGTTGATGGGGTCGTGTAGGTGGTTGTCGAAACCGCGTAATGCTGAAAGGACATAACGATGATGTCCCACAATTCACTCAGTCCACGATTCAGGTAATCCGTGAGCTCGTCATCTGTAACGAACTCAGAGTTCTCCTGGTCAGCGCGACGACGAACCCGAGTAATCAAATCTGAACGCTCGAAAGTCGCCATCTCGCCTCCCAAAAGGTTGGGCCGGGAGACTGCGCCGCCCCCCGACCCTCGTCAGGCATCCAAGCCGCCGCCAGCTCGATGGATGTCCAACAAATCAATCAATGCGCTCCCGAATGCCCTGTAATCATCACCCTTGGCGGATTCATAGGCGCGACGCATGGCAGCATCGAGAGCGAAGTCTTTATTGCTCTGAGTTGGCGCTTCCTCATCCGGCGTATCCTTCTTCAAAGACTGCAGGATGAGGACCGCTTCCCGTGCCGGGTCAGACTTCATTAAGCAAAGTCAATCCGGCTTTGGTTCCCCGCATTTTTGCAGACCACGTTGCCAAAAAATCCCAAACGGATTTCCATTGCATCCCGATCCGAAATTCTCAAGAAACTGTTCCCATCTAGGTCAAGAATCTGTGGAGCCATGCCCAAAGAAGCCAATTCCCAATCTGACAATTTCAGCATATAGGCAGTGTTGGCAGGGCAGTCAGGATCTGGAACCACTGAGATTGGGCCTGTTGGCATGTGAATCACAATGTTTGAGAAACCAAGCTCAAGTGTCTGACCCATGCCGATGTTCACTCGAACACCGTCCATGACATCCTTGCCACCGGCTCCACTGGTGCCTGCGCTACTAACCTCTTTCATGAGGTTTGTGTAAGTGGCAAAGTCACAGAAGATATGGTCAGGCTTAGAACCTTCGCGACCAAGCTGCTCAGAGGCTGAGACAAAGGCGTGGTACACGTCAGTTGTGGTGCCCGCGAAACGGTGCCCCGCCAAGCGCGTGACATCGGCGCTTCTGTCAATTCCAAAAAAGGAATCCCCAGCCGCTGGTGCCGTTGTCGGGATCCAAGCGTCAAGTCCTGAAATGCGATGATAAGCCGCTGCACTAGCCGCAATATCACCCTTCATAAAAATGAAGTCGTTGGCGGAAACGCCCTGAGCATCACTTGTCGCAACCGACGTGGTAAGCGTCATTGTTCCTGCGCTACGGTCTACCGCGATAACTTCGTTAGTTGAAGTCTTAGGTGTTCCGTACGTTGTCGTCGCCTTGAACTGCAACTGCTGGCCAACTTCGAAGTTCACGATGTCGCCAGTGTTTTCCAAAGTTACGATGCACTGAAGGCCCGAGATATCGCTTAACGGATCACCGTCATGCGAATCGGAAGCAGTCAGCGAGCCAACTTTGCCGATAACACCAGAGCCATCTCCGTAAACACCACGAGCAAGTGAACGACGAAGCGCATAACGCGCACCGCTCACTTCAACATCAAGGTAGCTGGCGAATGCGCCAGAATCACCCTTGGTGCTAAGAATACTCTCAGTATCGAGTCGAGCCAGGGCATAATCCCGAACCCTGTGGACAAGATGCTTTTCAACCTTAAAGGTCGAGGTGTTTGCCTGTGCATACGCAAAGTCTTGCGAACGTCGAGCGTTTGCTGCGTATTGAGTGAGAACTGGATAGTAGCTACCCGAGAAGCCTTCAAACTTAGGCATACGAGTAAACAATCCATCGTGCTCATAAAGAGCGGTGAGCCAACCGGCTCTGTCATATAGTTCTTTGAGTCCGTCCTGAATGGACGTCATGTCGAGTGATACGCCAGTATCCGAATAAGCGCTTCCGCTTATGGTACCTGCGCCAAGCTTTGAAGTAGGCATTCTAGTCTCCTGCTAGCCATCATGCCCAACGAACCGCATCGGCGAATTTCGCTAGGCGTTCTTCTCGTGTCAGAGGACGCTCCGGTTGGGCTGGTGTAGCCACCGAGGTGTTCTCAAGAGTCTTAGTTGTGCGAACCGTTTGTTCGCTGGCTGCAGGGCTAGATGCCGGGTTGTTCTGCACAGGCTCATCAGATGAACCACCGGACAATTCTTTCAACACGCGGGTGTCCTTGTACCGCTCAAGCTCCTTTTTGTAGTAATCTTCTACAATGGTAGCTGCTGCCGAAAATCCTATATCGCGACCACTTGTGTTGTACTCATTTTGAAGTACTTCATAAACAGTCTCGTAAGCATTCGAGGCTTTGACGAGTTCAAACGACTCGCCCCCATCATTATCCACGTAATTCTTGATTTGGTCAACGTAACTTGTGCGAAGCTGTTGCAGTCGTTGTTGTTCGACTTGCTTTTCTTTCTCAGCTTGAGAATTGCGTAGATCTTCGATTTGCTTGGCCTGGTCGTCGAGCTTGCGACGAAGAACGTCGGACTCAGGAGTCTGGCCGCCATTCAACTCACGAGCCAGAAGGTCTTTGACGGAGATACCGTTCGCCTCTAAAAAAGCCTCAGGACTCTCCTTGGCAAGAGCAGAGGCTTTCTCATACTGAGTCATCCGCTCCTGCATTTCTGACAGCTTTTGTTCCTTCGCCGCCATTTCTCTCTGCTTTAGATGCAGCTCGCGCTCTTGGCGGGACAGTGCGGCAAACTGAGAACTAAAGTCCTGCTGTTGCGGCGAAGGTGGGACGTCAGCCGTGGGGAGGGCTGACGCCCCTGATTCCGCCTCAGACATTGGGGTTTCCGAAGACGGATTCTCATTATTTTCTGTCATTATTATTCCTTATTGGACCGGCGGCGGCAGCGCGGCCATGTCCTGCATTGGGTCTACTGGTGGCAACCCACCGCTTGCGGCAGATGGTGCCGACTGTTGCATCTGAGCTTCACCTGGAGCCGCGCCTGCTGGCTGCATTGCCTCAGCCAGTAGAACAGTCGCGCTTTCTAGGTAGCGACGAAGCAAGTCTAGCCGGTCCTCAGGCGCACCTTGGGATTTCGCCCGAAGGTATGCGCTGTTCACAAGCTTGGTGGCGAGCTGCAGGTTTTGGAACGGCTCAGGTGGGACAAACTTCCCTTTTTCAAGCATCTCACTGATGATGTGCATCACGTCGTGATAATCGGACGAAAGCAGGTGCGTCAGAGCTTCTGTGTCCGGGTAGTCCAGCAAGAGCATTGCCTGAGCCGGATCAATCAACCCTGACTGTGCAAGCTCTGTCACGCTCTGGAGCTTCGATGCTGGTGAGTCGCTGAAGAGGTTGGTGGGCCACTTGCGGATGACGTAGTCTTCTCTGTCCAGCTTGATATCGGACCACTTGATTCGTTGAAGGTCCTTGTCCCCGATGGACATTACATCAAGATCTATTCCGTCAGCATCGGCGGCGCGAACCAGCTCAAGCATGTGATCGGCGGCTTCGAGGAACATCGACTCGTAGGCCCTTTGAATTGACGCATACCGTGTCGATGCCTGGCTGGCGTATTCGCGAAGCGCTACGCCTGATTCAAGGCCAGCGGGCTTCTTGGCTTGGCTTTCAAGCGACGAAATACCCGCTATCTCGTAAGCTCTGGCGAATATGCGGTCTAGGTGCTGTAGGACTTCCGGTGCAGTCGTTTGTGGAACAAAGAACTGGGGAGGTGTGCCGGTGTATTCACATATGCCCCATGTCTCGTTGGAGATAGTGCCACTCGAGATCTGGCTGCCGCTCTCTAAAAAGACCTTTGGTGTGGCGAGTCGCATATTGAGACTTATTTGACGACACAAAAAATTAAGTTCTACCTGCAGGCCAGTCAGTTGTGAACAGAGTCCTTCTGCGAAGAAGCCCAGCATCCGTGGGGTCCACCGCATGAAAATAAAAGGAGGCCGTGTCCGTTCGTACGATTCCACGAGAAGATCGACGCCATCAATGAGAAGGCAATGACGTCCGTCGTCGGCTCCTTCACTCGATGGGAGATGCCAGGCTTCGATGCATTCAACCATCGCTGAAACTCCGGGGTCTCCACTATCGACTCGCTCTGCATTTTCGATCTCCTTGGCTTTCTTGGGGAACATTCCTTTGAGGATTTCGACGGGGATAAACTTGCGCTGAAAATACTGGCGAGGCTCGCCAGAAATACTTTCCGCATCATCCACAATAATCTCATTCGGGAAAACCCTTTCCACGACGACCTTACCGTCACGTTCGAATATCTTCATTACGCCCATCCCAAGAACAGCGGCGTCTCGGAAA